TGATTGAAGACGGGGAGGATGGCCAAGAACATAGGCACTACGCCCTTGTTGTCTATGGCCCTGCTGACAAGCTGCCCAATACGCAAGAGGTCGTGAAGTTTGCAGAGGCTGCCATTGCCCTGATGCTCCTGCACAAGTGTGCTGTATCCTTGCGCGTGTTGAAGGCGCCGCAAACAATGGAAGACGGCGTGCTTATCTATCCTGTTGTTGCCGTGGTTCCTTTCCTCAGCCTGCCGACTGACGACGAAATCTCTCACTGACCTGCTAACTGCTGGAGAAGTAATCATGAACCTTGATGAGTTCGTACCCTCAGCGCGCGGAAAGGTCCTAGTTTATGGGGCGCCAAAGACTGGAAAGACTGCCCTCGTTGGCAAGCTCGCCAGCAAGTTCACCTTGCACTGGCTTGACCTTGAGAGCGGCATCAAGACGCTACTTAACCCGGCCATGCTTGATCCGCAGTTTCGCAAGAACATCAATGTGATCCCTGTACCGGACCATAAACTGTACCCGATCGCAATCGACACAGTTAGGGAGGTCTTGCGCGGCGGCAAGAAACGCATCTGCACGGAGCATGGCAAGATCAACTGCCCACTGTGCCTCAAGCAGCCAAGTGCAAAGTGGAGTGAGTTGGATATTCTGACTTTCACAGATCGTGACATTCTTGTGATCGACAGTCTATCTCAGCTTGCAAACTCTGCCATGAACCGAGTGATCCTCAAGGAAATCACCAAGCCCGGCGGCGAAGAGTACAAGCGAACGTATGCTGATTATGCTTCGCAAGGCAATCTCATGGAGCAGGTGCTCAGCTTCATTCAGGCTCTTGACATTAACATTGCAGTCATCAGCCATGAGCTTGAATCTGAAAGCCTTGAGGGGCGTGAGAAGATTGTCCCGGTGGCCGGCACTCGTAACTTCTCCCTGACCTGTGCCAAGTATTTCGACAGTGTGGTCTATACCAGTGTGCTCAATAAGCAACATCGCGCAAACAGCCTGACCACATTCTCTCCCACAATTGTTACTGGTAGTCGCTTGCCTGCCAGCGTAGATGATAAGAAGGGTGACGAACTTTCTATTGAATCGTTGTTCCCTGCCTCTTGACAAACCTCTTGGAGCGTGTATCATGAACATCAATGCCACTATCAGCGATCGGGAAAAGAAGTACGGCAGTTTCGCAGCAAACGCACACATTGCACAAGGCATGAAGAATGTAGCTCGCTCTACTGGCGGCTGGTACGATCTTCCCGAGGATCAGCGAGAAGCACTTGATATGATCTTTAACAAGATTGCCCGCCAGATCAACGGTGCCAAAGACTACCCGGATAATTTCCACGACATTGCTGGCTATGCCATGCTGGCAGAGAAAGAAATTCTCTCCCAACTCCGGGAGAAATCGGAAGGCGAGACCGATATTCTCGCCAACTTGCGTTAACTCTATCACCTTGTAAGGAACCTGTATCATGTCCAATGCTGCTTTCACTGACTTTGACTCCCTGCTCAACAGCTCGATGGATGACCTTGACGATCTGCCCCCTGTTGGTGTGCCGCCCACTGGCCATTACACTCTCGTCGTTTCTGCCGAGCGTGTCACGCCTACCGAGGCTGGCAAGAACGAATACATCAAGTTCAGCTACGAAGTCGAAGCTGTCAACGAGGTGAAGAATCCGGAAGAAGAATCTCAAGCTGCCATCGGTATGAAGTTCTCGCAGATTTTCAGCCCATTCAAGAAGGATGGCACGGTGAATGACTTCGGCGTTGGCTTCCTCAAAGAAGCTATTGCCCCGTTCGCTGCCAACTTCGGCACTCGCGGTATCGGTGAAACTCTGCAAGCAATCAACAAGGTGACGGTCGCCGCCTCGCTGATCCGCAAGCAAGATCGCAAAGATCCTGAGCGTTTCAACTTCAGCCTGAAGGATGTGGTTGTGCTCTGATAGCTAACCGCTAACTCTAGCCTCGCCCCTTCTAGCCACAAGCTAATCGGGCGGGGCATTTTCTTTTAGCCTCCCTGCACGAAGCTAAACGAAAATCTGTACCCCGTAACAAGGAGAATTGATTGTGACTACCATTGCGCTATTTGGCACTGCAGATGACCGTGCATATCTTCCGCGCTTCAATGAACTTATTGCTCCCTACGGCTGCAAGGTGTCACTGACTCCAGAAAGTTACCTCGCAAGCATAGCTGCAAAAGTCAAAGCAAATAGGATTGACTCGATCATCTGCTCCTGTGCAGAAACCATGACTGTGCTGCTTACAGCCCTTCCTGATTTCCGGCACCCTCTCGATAAGCGTGGCAATAAGCGCAAGCTCAGCCTTGATGACTATGCAGGTTCATGCTTTACGCTTGCTGCTCACAGGTTGGGAACAGAAACTGATGTGCGAGTTCTCATTCTCAATCCGCTTGCTCACCTTGTCCGTGTGCCGGAAGCTCGCTTCATCTTCAAGCGATTTGTCAGCAAGATCACTCGCCCGGATGATTGGTTTCCGCAAACTGCATTCACGTGGGAAGTCTGGAAACCTGAGAACTCTGCTGCTTTGCTTGCTCGCTTCTCCAATGCTAAGCTCCTAGCTATTGACATTGAGACTTATCGCGGCGACCAGGAGCGGAGAATCCATTGCGTCGGATACTGCGCACTGTTTCCCGATGGCTCCACGCACTCGGTAGTTGTGCCCTTCAAAGATATGCTGGCCCACGCATTCTGTCGCCAGCTTAATCTTTCGGCCCCCGGCAAGATCTTCCAGAATGGACTATATGACAATCTCTACTTCCTGCGCTGGAACCTCCCCGTACATAATTGGCTTTACGACACGCAGCATCTCTTCCATTCTTGGTACTCAGAACTGCCGAAGCGCTTGGATTTTATTACCGCGTTCGCAATCAGAGACGTACGTTATTGGAAAGACGACAGCGCCGGTGGAGAGTGGGAACTCTTTGAGTATAATGCCCGCGATTGTTGGGCAACGATGAATGCGTTCCTCTCCCTTATGCTTGAGGCTCCTGATTGGGCCATTACCAACTATCTGGCAGAGTTCCCAATGGTATTCCCCTGCCTGCATATGGAAGCTGATGGCCTCAGCCTAGACAAGCAGAAGTTTGACGAGGGCAAGGCAGAAGCTGAACGCAAATTAGAGGAGCGCAAGAAGAAGCTGATTGCATGGTTTGGCGAGAGCTTTAATCCCGGCAGTCCGGACCAGTGTAAACGGCTGCTCAAGGTGTTGGGCATGGGAGATGTGGAGAGTGCAGACGCCAAAGCTATGAATGCTTGCGCGGCGGTGCATCCCTTCAATGAACTCATTGTGTCTGAGATTCTAGCCTATCGCAAACAGGCTAAGCTGCTCTCCACCTATTTCGTCTGGGATAAGTTCTGGCATGGCAGACTCTACTACAAGCTCAACCCCGCAGGTACAGACACCGGGCGCCTTGCATCCAGTGAATCTTCATTCTGGTCAGGCTTGCAAATCCAGAACATCCCGCAAGGCCCTGCAGTTAAGTCTTGGGTGAAGGCTGATGATGGCTGGCTCTTGGCAGAGGGAGACTATGCGCAATCCGAAGCTCGCTGCGTAGGATACATGAGTGGCTGCGGTGCACTGATTGAGCTTGTGGAGAGCGACAAGGACTACCATAGTTGGAACGCTCACAAGTTCTTTGGTATTCCCTATGAGGAAATCTCAAAGCCGCTGCGCAACCTGTCAAAGAGAGTGAACCACGGCGCTAACTATAACATGGGCCCAGGTGTGCTGCTGGAAACTATGGGACCTCGCTCCGTGGCGGAAGCTAGACTCCTGTTGAAACTCCCTGCCAAGTGGACGCTCTTGCAAGTCTGTCAGCATCTACTGCGTACATATGAGCTTACGTACCCTGAGGTGAAGAAGGGTTGGTACGATGCAATCAAGCGAGAAATATCCATGACAAAGAAGCTCATATCTCCGCTTGGTTGGACGCGCTACTTCTTCAATGATCCTCGTGCCAATAAGCCAGCGATGAATGCTGCTGTAGCCCATGGCCCGCAGAATCTTAGCGTGTCTATCATCAACCGTGTACTCTACAGTATTTGGAAGGATACAGTCTATGGCGATTTGCGCGACCGGGTACGCCTCAAAGCCCAGATCCATGACTCCATCTTCTATGCCTACAAAGGAGAAGATATTCCTGAACTCATGCGAGAGCGAATGAAGCATCCGATTCCTGTCACCGGGGTTGATGGTGTTCAGCGTACAATGCTGATTCCTCCTGACATGAATGCCGGGGAGGTATATTGGAGTCAGTTAAAATGACAATCTTTGACAGGTACTTCGAGTACACAGCGGATACAGAGCCACCTATAATCTTTCATAGATGGTCGCTAGTTACGAGCATAGGTGCAATGCTTGGTCGCCAGTTCTTCCTGCCCTTTGGTGACTTTCGCATCGCTCCTAACATGTACGTTATGCTAATTGGCGATCCGGGAACTCGCAAATCTACAAGCATAAAGACAGCCAAGCGGATAGTAATGGCTGCAGGCTATGATAAGTTCGCCGCAGAGCGTACATCAAAGGAGAAGTTCCTACTAGACCTTGAAGGAGTGGAAGGCGATGACGGTACTGTTCTGGATAATAATGCTGCCATGCGTAACATCTTTGGTGACGATTTTGTTGCTGGTGATC